CAGCCATCCCGAGCTCGACCTCGCGGTGTCGTTCGCGGCGAAGCGGAACGTGGGCGACCGCTGGACGTGGGCGCGGAAGACATCGGCCGGCGACATCTCCATGTTGGAGGCCGTGACCCTCGCATCATGGGGCGCATCATCCCAACTTGGACCCCGCGCTGAACGTCTGGTGAGGAGCCCTATGCGCGTCGTCCGCGAGCGCGCGAAGGGTGTCTGCGGCTCTCCTGCTCATCATCGTCGGCGTCTACCTCTGGCTGGGTCTGCCGGCCGCGCTGATCGCGGCAGGCGCGCTCCTGCTCATCGACCGTCTGACCTGACCGAAGGAGTGCGTGTGGGCATCTTCCTCGGCAAGGAGCAGCGCACCGGGCCGACGTTCCCCGAGCCGCCGATCCCGCCCTTCCCTGGCGCGACGATGTACGGCGGGGTGGGTTCGGCGATCGAGGCGACCCCGGAGCGGGCGCTTGGGGTGCCGACCGTGTGGGCGTGTGTGGGGCTGCTGTCGAACGCGGTCTCGATGCTGCCGCTGGAGACCTATCGGCTGAACGCGGACGGTGAGCCACGTCGCGTCGACGACCCGCTGGTGATTACGAAGCCGGCCGACGGAATGACACAGAGCGAGTGGCTGCACATGCTGATGGCATCGCTGCTGCTCCGCGGGAACGCCTACGGCCTGCTGACCCGCGAGATGATCGACGGGGCCCCGACGGTCACCCAGATCGAGCTACTGAGCCCGGACAACGTGAAGGTGACCCGCGACCGCGAGACGGGCCGCACGGTCTACAAGATCGGCATCTCGCAGGTCGACCGCTCCGCTGACATCTGGCATGTGCGTGGCATGACGCTGCCGGGCACGAGGGTTGGACTGTCTCCGATCGCCTATGCCGCGGCGACCATCGGGGTGGACATCTTCTCCCGCAAGTTCGCCTCCGACTTCTTCTTCGACGGCGCGCACCCGTCCTCGATCCTGACCAGCGACCAGCAGATCAACGCCGAGCAGGCGCGCACGATCAAGGACCGCATCATCGCCGCTGTGCGTGGTCGTGAGCCGGTGGTGATCGGCGCCGGACTGAAGTGGGCGCAGATCCAGGTCTCGCCCGAGGAGTCACAGTTCCTCGCCACTCAGCAGGCGAACGTGAACCAGATCGCCAAGTTCTTCCACGTTCCCGCGACGATGGTCGGCGGCACCGAGGGCGACTCGATGACCTATGCGAACGTCGAGCAGCGGTCGCTGGACTTCCTCACCTATTCGGTGTCGTTCTGGCTCAAGCGCCTCGAGGACGCCGTGTCCTCGCTGCTCCTGGCCCCACAGACGGTGCGATTCAACACCGCCGCGCTGCTGCGCACCGATGCCGCCACGCAGGCCACGGTCGACAACATGCACCTGGCGGGCAAGGTCCTGGTGCCTTCGGAGATCCGCGCTCGTGACGGCCTGCCACCGATGACCGACGACCAGAAGGCCGAGGCCGACATGGTGCCGCTGACGATCACCGCCAAGGGCGGGGTGAAGGCACTCCCAGCCCTCAAGTTGCCGACTGGACCCGTAGCGGCCGTTCCGGCCGACGACCCGCAAGGAGCCACCGTATGAGCGCGATCATGTTCGAGCAGCGCACCGTCGAGGCATCGTTCGAGATCCGCGAGGAGTCCGGGGCGCCCGTGTTCGAGGGGTACGCCGCGACCTTCAACCAGGAGTACGACCTCGGCCCGTTCGTCGAGCGGATCGCGCCGACCGCGTTCGAGAAGACCCTCGCCGCCGGCCCTGACGTGCGGCTCCTGATCGACCACGAGGGCCAACCGCTCGCCCGCACCAAGTCGGGCACACTGACCCTCTCCGCGGACTCCCAGGGCCTCCACGCCCGGGCCACGCTGGACCCGACCGACCCGGACGTGCAGCGGCTGCTGCCGAAGATGCGTCGCGGGGACCTCGACCAGATGTCGTTCGCCTTCCGGGTGCCCACCGGGGGCGACTCGTGGTCGCCGGACTACACCCAGCGCACCATCAACGAGGCGGCACTGTCCGGTGGTGACGTGTCGGTGGTGACATACCCGGCGAACCCGAACACGACCGCATCGGTCCGCGCCCGCGATGAGCGGGAGGCGATGTGCGTGTTCGCGGAGACGATCGTCCGCGAGATTCGGGCCGGCAAGGCGATCAGCGCCGCGAACATGTCCAAGCTCGCCTCCGTGCTCGACTCCCTGGTCACCGCTGACGCCGCCCTCGACGAGGCGCAGGCGGACCTGGCGACCGTCCTCGGTGTCCCCAACCCCGACCCGGAGACCCCGCAGGCGAACAGCCTGCCCCTTGATCTTGCGCGACGGATCGCGACCGCGACCAACCTGCGCAAGTCGGCCTAGCGCCGACAGCACGACCGCACAAGCCCGGATAGCAGGCCCGCCTAACCACGGCACCTTGCGACGCCATCTGACGCGGAACCACAACCCACCTCAACCCCGGAAAGGGGTGCACCATGTCTCCACTGGAGATGTTGCGCGAGCGGCGGGCCGCGAAGAACCAGGAGCTCGAAGAGCTGCTGTCCGGTCCCACCACAGAGAAGCGCGACCTCGACGAAGACGAGTCGGCCAAGTTCGACACGCTCATCGAGGAGAGCCGCAAGGCCGACGAGCAGATCGAGAAGCTCGAGGCCAACGAGAGGCGTGTCTACGTCGCCGCCAACGCAGCCCTTGCGGCCGGCGACGTCGGGGAGCAGCGCACCGCCCCGGTGACCGTGAAGGACCCGCCGGTCTACGCCGACGGCAAGGTCGAGACGTCGTACTTCCGCGACCTCTACATGGCCCAGCACAAGGGCGACCGCGACTCCACCGACCGGCTGGTCCGCAACAACAAGCAGGCCGCCGACGAGCTCGAGACTCGTGCTCTGGGCAACACCGGCGGCGCCGGTGGGTCCGGTGGAGAGTTCGCTCCGCCGCTGTGGCTCATCGACGAGTTCATCGCCCTGGCGCGCCCGGGTCGCAAGCTCGTGGACAGCATCGGCGTGAAGCCGCTGCCGTCCGGGGTGTCCTCGGTGAACCTGCCGAGGGTGACCGGTGGTACCACGACCGCGATCCAGAGCACGCAGAACACGGCCCTGTCCCAGACGGACATGACCACGGGTTCGGTCGCCGGCACTGTCTCGACCATCGGCGGCAAGCAGGTCGTGTCGCTCCAGCTGCTCCAGCAGTCGGGCATCCCCTTCGACGAGGTCGTGCTCCAGGACCTCGCCGCGGACTACGCCCGGGCGCTGTCGCTCCAGGTGCTGTCCGGTTCGAATGCCTCAGGGCAGCTGAACGGGATCGCGACCTACTTCACCGCGTCGGGGACCGTCAACACCACCTACACGCAGGCGACCCCTGCAGTGGGCGGCACCGGCGGTCTGTACTCCAAGATCTTCGCGGCTGCCGCGGCGATCGAGACGGTGCGTTACCTGCCTCCGGACACCATCTGGATGCACCCCCGCCGCTGGAACTGGATCCTGTCGTCCTCTGACACCACCAACCGGCCGCTGGTCAACCCGTCCGCAACCAGCTTCAACGTGGTCGCCACCAACGACCGCGGCATCGACGCGGCCCAGGGCGCGGTCGGCAAGATCGGCGGCCTGGACGTGGTGACCGACGCTGCGATCCCGACCAACACCGGCGGCGGGCACCAACCAGGACCCGGTCTATGTCGGGATCCGTGGCGACCTCCGTCTGTGGGAGTCGCCGCTGCAGGCGCAGACCTTCGAGCAGCCCTACGCCGACTCGGCCGGGGTCCTGTTCCGGGTGCTGGCCTACGCCGCGTCGATCCCGTCGCGGTACACGACCAGCCTGTCCGTGGTCAACGGCACCGGCCTCATCACCCCGGTCTTCTGAGTCATGGCTCTTTACGGACCGGTCGCGCTGCCCGCGCAGACGGCAGCCGGCGCGACGAGCATCACCGTCGTCGGAACGGTGCTCCCCCAAGACGGTCAGGGTTCGGGGGTGTCGGGAGTTCTCCTGACGCCCCCTGCCGCCTACACGACCGTCACCGGCGTGGCGACCAACAACGCCACGTTCAACGTCCGCCAGGTACGCGCTGCAGCCTCGCTCGGCGTCATCGCCACGGTGACCCTGGTGTCCGGTACCAACATCGTTGCAGAAACCCCGTTGACGGTGCCGATCACGGCCTCGTTCGCGGTCCAGTCCGGTGACATCTTCGACGTCCAGATGGTGCAGAACGGCACCGGTTTGGCCGTCAACATCGGTGTCCTGGCCGAAGTCGCCGTCAACTGAAAGGAACAGGCACATGAGCAACCACTTCACCAAGGAGTCCGAGGGCAAGATCGGCACCATCGAGACGGTGGAGGACGCCCACAAGGCGCACCACCTCGCGACCGCCGACCCCGAGCCCGAGCGCCCCGACGGTCTGTTGACCGGCCCCGCTCACGAGAAGAAGTACGGCCTCGAGCGCGCAAAGCACTCCGCGGAGATGTGGCGCGCTGCGGGTGTCCACCCGTTCGAGAACCGCGCACTGGTCGGAAACGAGGACGGCGCGGAGAACCGTGTCGGCGACGTCGCGATCGAGACGACCGAGGCGCCGCGCGCGTCGAAGTCGAGCAAGTAACCCCCACTGAGAGGGCGGGCGGCCACGAGCCCCCGCCCTCTCTGCTGGACCGACAACTTCCCGAGGGGGCGACATGGCGACCGGCGACATCATCAGCCTCGATGAGGCGAAGACGTTCCTGGACATCACGTCCTCGACCTACGACTCCGAGCTCGGCGGGTTCATCACGACCGCCTCGCTGGCATGGGTCAACAGGGTAGGCCCTGTGGCCGGTTCGCCGGTTTATGACGAGTGGTACAACGGCGGTGGACCCACGATCGTGCTCCGGCACACGCCGGTCCAGTCCATCACCTCGATCACCGAGGCGTACACGGACTCGATCGCCTACACCCTGACCAGCGACCCGCTCGACGGAACCGGGACGTCCGGGACCTACGGGTACACGCTGGAGACGTCCCGCGGCCTCTTGGTCCGCCGGGCGTCGGGGTTCCCGATCAGCTTCGCGTCCGGTACCCGCAACGTCCACATCGTCTACGTGGCCGGCTATGCGACGACGCCGGCCGACATCAAGGAAGCCGTGATGAGCCTGCTCAAGCAGGGGTGGGAGACCCCAGCGCGGCCCCGCCCGCCGACCGGGCAACGATCCTCCACCGCAGGGCTACATGGGCCTGTGGCCCTCGCGCGCTCAGGACATCGCCAACTCCTACCTTGTGCCGGGTATTGCCTGATGGCCTCGGCAGCCTTCCCGTCCGTCGTTGCCGCGGTC